TTTCAAATAGCAAAATTTAATTTTTTCCCCATTTTGAATGTATGCATATTTTTTATCCAATTTTTTTTCTTTAATGAAATGATTATAAAGAAGTGCTCCACGAACATGAATGGGAGTTGCTTTACCATAAATTGTGGAATGTGCTTTATGCTTTACTACATCCGAAACAGTTCTTGGGAAAGATATTTCCTCAACTGATAGTTTATTGAATTTATTTCTTGAGTTTTCGATATACTCAATCATATCATCTTCGGTTCCACTCATAAGGAGTTTAAGTCCATCCTTAATCATTTGACGACAAGGGGCAGGAGTAGAAGACTTAACTGCTTCAGAACCCATGATTTTAAGTTTTGGTTGTTCATATCGAACACCTTCACTATCCCAGACATTAAGAATGTATCGTTTCTTAGCAGTCCAAATTCCACGGTCAGCAATATTTTCCCGCTTCATTTGCATCTTCTGGTCATATGCATTTACATACGTCGCCAATTCTTGGTAGCAACTTTCAATATATTTTTCAAGTTCCATCCTACAGATCTTATCAAGGAACGAAACGACGCTTTCAGTAGTTTTTTCTCTTCCTTTGTATACACTTTCAACCAAAGGACCCAAATTAAGGTAAATAGAATCAGTATCCGAAGCAATAACATAATCAACATTTTTACTTTTTAGAATTTTGTTCAAATAGATGTTCATTTTGTTTTCAATCCAACGGATTGAAACTTGCCCAGAAAGAGTAATAGCTTCAGCATTTGCTAATTTATAATAACGAAAATACTGATTACCAATAGCACCATAGGCAGAGTTCAAAGAAATTTTCTTTGCCATCTGGATATTATTACAACGAGCAATCTCTTTTTCCAACTCTTTGGTTGGAGTTTTTTCGTATGCTTTCTTTGCCTCAATCATCTTTTTCTTAAAGATAACTCGGTCACCATACATCTTTTCCATCAGCTCTGGAAGAAATCCGCGGACATCCTTGCGATACATTGCCCCATTAGCACAAACCGCATAATCTTTATACATCTCAAAGTTTATTTGCTCTTCAAGTATCCTATCAACAGTTGCTTGTGGATGCTTTTCATCAAGAAGAGTTTCTGGTGAAATATTATACTGCATAATAAGATGCGGATAAAGAGAGTTAAGGTCAAAACTAACTACCCAATCATAAATCCCAGGAATAGGTTCTTTAACATATGCACCAGCATACTTTTCATCTTTTGATGATTTATCCTTTGGGGGAATTACAATATTCCTCTTTTTTAAATAATTGTAAATAATTGCATCCCAAGTTCTAACTTGATAGAAAACATCGTTGTAATTAACTTTAGCATCGTATGCCATAGTAAGACACAACTCAATTAGTTTCATCTTGTCTTCCAGTTGGTCAACAAGTTCAACGTCTTTGATGTTATAATCAACAAATTTTTGCCAATTTTTTGTATAAAATTCTCGGAAAGTATCAAACTCAGAGTGGTCTAATTTTTTCTGTTCTAGTTCAACAAAAGCAATGTGGTCAAGTCGATATGACTCTTGGTTTGTATAAGTAAACTTTTTGTACAAATCCAAATAATCAATCACAGAAACTCCCGCAATCTCATATGAGATTTGTTCCCTACCTTTAATTACGAGTTCCTTTCTGCGAATGTTTCCCCAAGGAGACAGACGACGTGCTTCTTTTTCCCCAAGAATCCTTTCAATTCTTCCTGCGATATATGGAATATCATACAATTCACAGTTCCATCCAGTGATTGCATCTGGGGTATTTTGTTGCCAGAATGCAAGAAAACGATTAACTAAATCAATCTCATCATTACATCTAACGTAAGCAACATCTTTTCGAGTATTTACATATTCTTTAGTATTACCAAAACAAATAATCTGTTTGGTTGAATAATTTTGTAGAGTAATTGCAAGAATTTCCTCTGCACAATCAAATACGTTGGGAAACCCCCCTTCGGCAGCAACCTCAATGTCAATGGTCACCAACCTAATTTTTGAAATGTCAAATTTAATTTCTTCTTCTGGATATTTGTCAGAAATATACTGTGCTTTGTAATTATCATTACCATAAACAGTAAATCCATCGACTTTTGAATACTTATCAAGAAATTCTTTGCAATCGGAAATTTTTCCTGGTTGAATTGGTTCTACTGGATATCCATCAAGTGTTTTATATTTTGTTTTTTTCTTTGATGGAACAAACAAAGTAGGTTGATAATCTTCTTCTATTTGGAAATATTCTCCATTATCATAACCACGAACCAACATTTTATTAAATTTTTCATAAACGTTGGTATAAAACCTCATTTAGAATTCTCCAAGTACTGGTCAAAAATATATCCATTAGGGGAAACAATTGTCAAAATTTTGTCCGAAGATATAAGCACTTCTTCATCTAAAGTTATATCATCAAGCCACCTACTAATACTTTTAGTGGATTTATCTAAAATAAATGGGTTAAGTAATTTACAATCTGGCTTTCCAATTTCAGGATATAGTTCTTCAACTTTAGATACAATAACTTCTCCAGTAATAAGCACTAAACAAAGAATTTCAACACTCTCTTCCATTGAATCAAGACATAGATAATATCTAATATACCATTAAAAAAGAGGGGTGTCAACTGGATTTTGCCAGTTCCCCCTCTATGGCATAGAGCCGACGATATTCAGTTTTATTTATAGATAATCTTTGCGAGAATGATGTTCGGGAACTATTTTTCTTAACTCAATTACCAATAATCCATCTTCAAATTTTACTTGCTTAACTTCCGTATCATCTGCCATTGTCCATGCTCTTTTGAAACTTCTTTGCGCTAATCCCTTATGGACATATTGTGCATCAGATTCTTTATCCTCTTTTTGCCCCTCAACTAAAAGTTTTCCGTACTCCGTATATACACGGACTTCTTCTTTTTTAAAACCAGCAAGAGCAAGTTCCAATCTAGATTCTACATTACTAACTTGAACTAAATTATATGGAGGATAATTGGAAGTGGTTTCATGAAGATTGAATAAACGATCAAAGTATTCATCCATCCCAATGCTATGGCGAGAAATTCTATCCATCAGAGCAGGGAGATCCGCAGCAGTATACCTCGTAAGGTTAGTCATTATAGTAGCTCCTTTTAAAGCGAGTTTGTGTTTTGTGGACCCCGAAGGCGTCCTTATTATTATATATCTTTTAATAATAAAAAAGGGAGTGTTGAACTCCCTACAAAATCATTCGGTTTCTTCAACCCTTTTCTTTTTAGAACCAATATTGTACTTAGTTTCTAAAACCCAATCCCCCTTATCTTTAAAAGATAGAACTTTAATTTGATTCAATGGGGCAATATCTGTAATATTTTCCGGTTTAATAATAGTAATCAAACCCCAATCCGCAAGTAGTTGGATAATTCTATTGCGACGTTGCACATCATTCACTGTCAGGTTGGCGTGTTTACCATCAAGAGCAAACAGTTCTTTAAAGTGAACGAGATAGTATCTACCTTGCTTATGCAGAATATGGCAAGATTGATAGATTTTCTTTTCCTTTCTTGAAGCTACTCCGATTCTGGTCAAAGTCTCACGAACCTTCAAAAAGTCATCAGGTTCATTGAGAATCACTTCCACCATTTGGTCGGGCGTCCACTTCACTTCAGGTTCTTGAACGACACTCATTTTGTTCCTCCAGTTTCAAATTTCGATTTAATAAAAGTAAGTTGTTCTTCAGTAAGAATCCTCAAAGCTTGTTTTGCCTTTTCATTACTATATCCATAATAACGTTTGACATAATCAAGGTCTTTGATTTTATCTTGTCGGAGCCAGGGAGAAAATCTCTTCTTTTTCCTCAGACTATTTATAAAAAAGTCATATTGCATCTTTTTCGGAAGAAAATGATACTGGTTCATTTCATTAGCAAACAAGATGCAATCAATATGCCCAGACAAACATCGATTTATAATGTAAGGTGCGTATTCCTTCTCAAGTGAAGGGTCTTCATCAATGATATTGTTTTTAGTTTGATTTATCGAATTCAACCAATCTTTCAATTCCATAATTAAATAGCAAAAGTTCTTTTCTTTTATTTTGTTCTTTCATGTATTCACCAACCGATCTCATTGTATAGGTATGGTCAAACTCAACAGAATTCCATTTTCCTCCAAGAAAACGACTCTTTATCAATTGATCTGAATTATAAC